CCCACCTTTCATCTCTTTTTTGGTTTGTTGGCCAGAAATGGAATCATCATTATAGATGTGAATTTGACCGGTTGAGAAGTTGGCCTTTGATGGGAAAGTCATACCATCAGGCCCAAACCGATTCTTAATAACGTGCCATCTACCAGTCCCAGCAAGTTTGTCTTCAATCTTACGAGATAGTGATACCACGAAATCAGCAGTCATCATCTTTGAGAATGACCCCGCAATCTTTGTACCTGTAATAATGTCATCTTCTGCACCACTTCTATTGATTTGAGATGCAGTATAAACCGGCACTTCGTACTCACCGGCCATACCACGAAGGTCTTCAATGATTTCTTCCAACTCTTCATGTCTCTTTTCTTTAGCAGGTCCTCGTAAAAGGTCAGCATAATCCACAATCACCACATCTGCCTTCTTACCTTGAAGAATCATTTTGTCCATATGTGCTTTTAGTGAGGTTACACTAGCGGTTTTGGTAGGATAATGTTTTACTATAAGGTCACCTTTAACACCTTGGACTGCCTTTTTGACATCATCCATATTGTATTTAAGGTTAGCCACAGCAACTCCACTTAAAACAGCATCGTATCGTTGGCCGACATAACCTTCATTCAACTCCAAAGTGTAATGTGCTACTATCTTACCTTGTTTCATTGCGTTAACACCAATGTTAATTAATGACCACGATTTACCAATACCCGGAGGGGCTGCGAATAGAATTAACTCACCCTTACCAAAACCACCTTGTGTAATCTCATCTATGACATTCCAACCCGTTGAAACCACATTACGAACTGAATCTTCATATCGCTCAGTAATCATAGTTTTGTACTCATGACCTATATCTGAATCTTGACCTGCTTTCATAGCAGTATCAATCTTCTTTTTGATGGTATCATACTTACCATCCTCTAAAAGAGTCACAGAATCCAAAATTGCGTTCTTGATAGACTGATTTTTACAAAAGTCAAGGATTTGTTCCTTCACATATGTTAAATCATCACTTTCAAGGTGATTCCAAGCAAATTTAAGAGTGTCAACAACGGAAGTTTTTAGAACATCACGTTCAATTGTGTTTATCTTCACTTTAAGGACATCCAAAGTAGGCATCTTTTCGTATTGGTCAAAATATTGCATAATTGCCTTTACCAACCATTCTGACGCTTCCGAATCAAAGTATTCTGCTTTTAGAATATCGTAGATTTGTCGTGTAAACGACCTATCCGACAATATAGCGGATATAACCTTATTCTGAAATGATGTACTAAACTTACTCCCTAACTTCTCCATATAGGTACAAATATACGAAATTATTTGTTACTATCAAAATTATTTATCGTTGAATTCGTAATCTTTGAAATGATTTTTCAAATTGTTGTGCAAAGATGTAAATGAGTTTCTTAACCACGAGTCTACATTAGCAAACGCGGTATAGAGTTTATCATACATAAACATCTTCTTAAATTCAACCAAGTCTAATTCGGGTTGGAGTTCATCCATAATATTTCGTACTTGAGAAGTAATTGATGATGAAATTTCAGGGTCTTTGAGTTGCATTAATCTATAATTCATCTCAATAGTTGTCACATTTTCAGTCAACTTTTGTGATAACTTATCATCACATTCCGTTTTGATTTTGGACATAAACCCATCCATATCAAGTTCGGATTGATTTAAAAATGACATTTTAGAGTGAATGGTTTTTTCACCAATACCACGAACACCTTCAATATTATCAGATTTATCGCCTGTAATTACACGATACCAAATTAGGTTTTGTGGAATTACCCCATAATCTTCTTTTACTAAAGCTTCATCATACATTTTCTTTTTAGTAGGGGCCCACACTTTAATTCGGTGGTTTACCAATTGAAGAAAATCCTTATCAGATGATACAATGGTGACTTCTTTCTTAAAATAGTGGTTTGCAAGATATGCAATGATGTCATCTGCCTCTACATAATCAATATAGGTAAGGGAGATGGGTAGAACCTGAAGATACTCAATCAATCGACTAAATTGATTTCTCATAGATTCTTGTTGGTCTTCGAGGTCTTCATAACCAGCCAATCGGTTGATTTTTGTTAGACCGGTTCTACCCTCTTTATACCCCTTGTAGTAACTCTTTCTACGATTTGAGCCACCCTTACCATCAAATACGATGACAACACGAGTTGGTTTTAATGTTCTGATGGTTGCAGCGGTGGACAAGAGGAATCCTGTCACACCACCACAATGTTCTCCATCATCGTTTAAGGCAGGAACTGCCCCAAATACTCTGATGAACTGATTTAGTCCATCTATAATAAGAACCCGGTCATTAAGTTCTTCACTTTCTACTTCCTTACGTTCGATACTAACTTCTTTGAGTAGTTCCTTATACCTATTAATCATCAAAATCGGTTACTTCAATATTATCAATGTTTGAACCTGCGCTTGATTCTTTGTAAGACATAATATATGCATCACAAATTTCTTTATAAATTGACTCTTTAAGTTCAGGTTGTTCTGCCAACAATTCCTCAAAGTTTTTAGCTTGGAACTTAATTTCCTCACCAGTCTCTTTATCTACATAAGTGTACCAAGCACCACTTTGTTTTACAAGGTTGTAGGTTTTCATCATTTGTAACCACGAACCATAGTTGTCAATACCACTATCAAAGTAGATGTCATAATCTACTGAACGGAGTGGTGGCCCCATTCTATTCTTAACTACTTGAGCACGAGTCTTAATACCCACAACTTGGTCTACACCACCAATCTTTGACTTCAATTGACCCATTTGTTTCAGTCTTAATCTACACGATGAGTGGAACGCAATTGCCTTACCACCACTCGTTGTCCAAGGGTCACCGAATGATACACCCATACGAGTTCTCAATTGGTTGGTGAAGATTAGTGAAATTCGTTCTCTACCAATAAGATTAGTTACCTTTCTCATTGCCTTCGAAATAATGATGGCTTTTTGAGTTGCGTAACCGGCTTGGTCATAATCAGCTGATATCTCAACTTTAGTAGATGCACCTGCAACGGAGTCTACTACGATTGTAACCAATTTCTTTTTGTCAGAAGAACGAACCGACTCAATGATTGAATCAATTGCTTCAAAGATGTCTTCTACTGTTTCCAATGGAACATACAACATCTTCTTAATGTCAACTCCAATAGCTTCAAGAAACTCTTGGTTGATGGCATTTTCGGTGTCGATATAGACTCCAAATCCACCCTTTGCTTGAGTGTCTGCGATTGCGTGAGCTGCAAGTAGCGATTTACCACTACCTTCTAATCCTGTAATCTCGGTGATACGACCTACTGGCAATCCACCATTTGGTCTATTTGAGATTGCTAAATCCAACATAGGAGACCCCGTTGATACCCACTCATTTAAGTCGGTTGGAGTAACTTCCTCCCCATCCAAGAAGAAAGCCACCTTGTGGGCGGACTTAAACTTCTTGTTGAGGTTGTCGGCTAGGATTGAAGATAGTTCATCACGAGAACTTTCCTTCTTCTTTGCCATAATCTAATTAGTCGTTAAATAGGTCATCAAATGCTTCCTTCACGTTTCCAGCAGGTGAAGTAGCTTGTGTTGGTTGAGAAGTTTCTGCAACTGGCTCTTGAGAAGAGTCAGATACTGAACCAGTTTCCAACCATTGTTCCAACATACCTTGCATTTCTTCGTAAGAAACACGTTTGAACATAGATGGGAGTTCAATTTGGTCTTTAGCAACTTCCAAAATGTTTTTGTCTTCTGAAATAGGAGATGTGTTGGGTTTTACACGAATGTAAGTTTCAGGGTAAGACTTACCCAATTCAGCAGCAGTTTTGAATTCTACTGTGATATCACGACCATTTACAGGGTCAGTCAAATCACCATAGTCTGGGTCTGCGAAGAATCCCAACAACTCTTGGTATACGTTTTTACCAAACCCCCAAAACTTAACACCTTCAGATTCTTCACCACGAACCAATACAGGAACGTAAGTACGCATCTTTGGAGTCAATTTACGAGAAAGTTGGTAGTCCTCACGATTACCAGTTGCCTTCAACTTTTCAGCAAACTCTACGATAGGGTCAGCCTCACCAAATGACATTGGAGAGATGATGTTCTTACCACCAAAATCAAAGTGGAAGTAAAGTTCCAAGAAAGGGTTGGATGGGTTGTGAACGTAAGGGAGAATCCTTACTTGTTGTTTACCGGGTTGTGGTTTCCACAAGTTATCGGTTTTTGTTACTTTTGTCTGAAGGGTGTTCAGACGGTTACGGATTGCGTTTAAATCAATAGCCATAATTTCCTTTTTTTAATTGTTAATTGTTAAACTTGTCACTAATATACAACATTTGGGTGACAATTCCAAATGTATTTCAAAATATTTTTT